TCTTCTCAGCCTTAGCCGCGAATAACGCCGCGATTCCAGCAATAGTCGAGCTTGCGACCATCGCGACCGCTGTGATTACTTCGGTCATTTTTCAGACTTGACCCCAAATGACGCGTCCTTTGGATTTAACCAACGAAGCAAAGGTGGCAAGACCGCTGCTAGCCCAGCTGCGCTTAGCTTCTTAGGATCAGTTTCGCCTGCTAAGTATAAAGCTAAAGCAGCTCCAGCAAAGGCACGAGCATAACTAGCTGCGATTGTTTTTACGTCTTTCATTTTTTTAGCAGACCCTTCTTCTTTGGTTTTTCTTCGGTTAATTTACTTAATTCTACCTTTGGATATTCGCCTTTATATGGAACGTACTTAGGACGCGCAAAGCCGATAACGTGCTTATCAAATGGACGCTTCTTAACCATGACCATGCCGCCATTTGCCTGATTTTTATCTGACGTATTGCCTTCAATGGTAATTACGTGATCCTTATGTACTTCGACGACGAAGCCAACGTGTTCGATTGCACCTGGTTCGCCCCAACCCATATAAATTAAATCACCGACTTCCGGCGTGTTAGCCCATCGCCCAATTTCGCGCATAGCGTTTGCGCCTTGAATTGTGCTGATCTGTTTAGGTGTTCCGCGAACGCCTGCACGTGGCAGACACCAATCAACGAAATATCCGCACCAAGCTAGCCCGTTATTGTTATTGTATTTGACGTTATTTACGGGTGTTTCAGTTACGCCGATTTCATCGCGGGCGACGCGAACCAATCGGGCAGCTGTGCCTAGTGGGTATTCAGCCATTATGAAAGCAAAGTCTGTGCTTCTTCAGCAGTCAAGCCAAGTTTTTGAAAGATTGCAGCTTTATCGTCTATTGCTTTTTGATACGCAGCGGCTTCGGCAATCAATCTTTCTTCATTTGCTTTATTTTCAGCAATTTCTTCTTTTGTATATGGTCGTTCCGTAATTTTGCCAGTTGCAATATCGTGAATTCTTTCAAATAAAGTCATTAGTTTGCTCCCCAAATATAAACTGTTCCGCCACTAAAAGTTCCACCAGTAACTCTTACGTTTAAAGAGCTAATAACTGCTGCTTCGTTATATACCGTATAACCCGTATAATTTCGATGAGCGTTTCCACTTCCGGGCGCTACGCCTGAAGCATATTGGATTGGCTTTTTGCCGGAAGATGAATTTGCTCCATCAATCATTAAATAGCCATTAACTTCGCCCGATGATCCTGTCGAACCAAATTTTGCAAAGTCAATTTCAGTCGAACTAACTGCGTTGCTTGATCCGGTAACATTTGTAGTTGCCCAAGAAGTCGCGCCAGTAATAAAACCTGCGCCCCAGTTGTAATTTGAACCTGAATTGTTATTTGGTCTAACTCTGATTTCATTACTTGCGGTTGCAGTTGTAGCTTGATAAATAACTACGAATAATTTGTTGTAACCACTTAATGATGAAATTGTTACACCCGATGAACCACTTAAAGAAGTAGTAGATAACAACGAATAAGAAGTTGTGGCAGTCGCAGAACCATTTGAAGCAGCTGTTAATCTGCCTTGTGCGTCAACTGTAATGCTTGCCAAAGTATATGAACCAGCAGTTACCGCGGTATTTGCTAAATTAACTGTAACATCGCCTGAAGTTCCGCCGCCGGATAAGCCAGTTCCTGCGGTTACGCCTGTAATGTCGCCTGTCGTGGGTGCTACCCATGAAAAGTCCATATCGGTATTTGAAGCCTTGCTTAATACCTGTCCGGTTGTGCCGCCTTTTAAATCAACCATTGAAGTATCGATGTCTTGACCTAAAGCCGCGATTGCAGTCGCGCCATCTTTGACTAAATCAGTCGATTGCGGAATATCCCAGCCGAAATTTGTAGTTGTCGTTGCCATTAATTAACTGCTCCAATCGCGTTTAACCAGGTAAGTGTAGAACTTAAGCTGCTCCAAGTTTCGGCGACACTCACTTGCTCCCATTTGACCGCCACTTGGTTAAATGCCACTGGCGAAGCGTTAAAAGTAAGGTTTAGCCCGTTATATGAAGCTCTAAATGACCAGCCTTCGACATAACCCTGAAATACGCCATTGGTCGCGATATTGCCGGGTAGATTGTTGATTTCGACTGGTAAACCCATAAAGATATTTATTAGCGCGTCGCGATCTGCGTCGTCGATTTCTGGATTGCCTAAATCAAAGCTAATTGACTGAAATCGCTGGTAAGGCGTAGATCGTAAATTTAGATATCGCTCAGCTATGGCATTTGCGTCGACTGCTTTGCTGATATTCCAGGATTCACTAACTGCCGATACGCCAAAGGTTGACTGACTTGTTAAATCTTCCTTAGTTACCGACGAAGCGTAATTGTTGCCATAATTGAGAATAATCTTGTTACGAACGTCGCCTATGCGTTGGGTCGTAGAAATGCCATTAAATCCTGCATGATTGGCGTCTAGGGTCGTGTATCCGTTAGCCGCTAGATAGTCCTGTCGGTGCGTAGTATCCGCATAGCCGATATTTCCATTTGCGTCTTCATAAATATAGCCAAATGCGCTGGTAGCAATTTGGGACACTAAATCGTAAAGCGTGGTCGTCGAAGCTGAACGGGCGACCATTTCATAATCGCCAGGCATATCGATTTCGCCTAAGCCTTGACTTGCCGCATAAAGCCACTCAACGGTCGGATCATAATTTGCCCAAGTTTGCGAAGCCGATACGTTAGTCCAAGTTCCAAGCAAGTAATTATCGAGTAAATCATAAATCTGATTACCTTCGTAATCTTTGCTTAAAACTCCATCGGTTAAGATTTTGGTTAATTTGGCAAGCGCGCCTGTGGCGGTTACGGTGGCATTTGTTACGACCGAAGCCGACCCAGCATTTTGTACGCCAATATTTATATCGCTAACCCAGCCGCCAAATATCGGCACGTAAACGCCTGCTGAATCTTTAACTTCGATTGTTAGTTGATAATTAATGCCCCAGCCATAAACCGAGTTATCAAGGTTAATAAGCTGTAATTGGCAATACCCGGCATTTGCCTGGCTAAAGATATCTGTACGCCCGGAAGTGATGGTCAAGTTAGCAAGCGTCGCGCCTGTTACTTCATACCCATCGATCGTTACTTTCCACTCAGGCGTCCAGACCGTCATAGTCCTGCGAGCATTCCCGCGCCAGCTGTGCCGCGATAAGTTCCGTTATTAAACGCCTGAATAACTGAATTGGTAAAGCCTGCCTCATCGATAATTGACGGTCCTTGAACGTAGATATTTACATTCGGATTTGCGGTCAGAATACTTGCGCCAGCTGTGCCTGCCGCTGATCCTGTTCGCGGAATATTGGCTAATTCCAGCGCGGTTAGTCCAGGCGTTGAAGTTGCGGTTGCCGCGATTGTTTTAGCTGCGCCAGCTGTGCCTGTTCCGCCTGTTGATCCGCCGCCGACGCTACCGCCGCCGCCTGTGCTTGAAGTAATTGTCGGAACCTTTAGATTTGGGTTACCTGTATAAACGGGTGTCGTGCTTAATTTTGAAAGCGACTGAATATCTGGTCCCGGCTTAATTAAGTTAATACCGCGAATAACCAAGTTAATTCCATCGATAGCTGCATTTATAATCGGCTGAATTGCACGAATAGCAAAGGCAACCGCGTCCACGACGAACCCAGCAGCTTTACCCAATACTTCAAAGATGATTTTAAATCGGTTTTCCATTAGCGGCAGGAAGTTATCTTTGACGAAATTAAATAGACCCATAAATGTGTCTTTGTTACGCATGATTGCTTCTGATACTGGATCGATAACTTTTTCTTTGAAAAATGTAAACGCCGGACCTATGCGGGTTTCGATAAAGTTAAATAGATTTAGCAATATCGGAATTAACGCGTTGCCGATACCTTCTTGAAATTCGCCAAATCGCTGCTTTAAAATGTCGATTTTGCCCTGAAAGGTTTCAGCGTTTCGAGCAGCTGCGCCACCGAATAAATCGCTTAGTCGCTTTTGTGTATCTTCAAAGCTCATCGACTTTAATTCAGCAGATGATAAACCAATTCCCAATTTACCAAGCGCGGTATTTTGTCCGTCATAGGCTTTACCTAGCGCATTGGCTACACCGTCTAAATCTTTGCCAGTTGCTTTTGAAATGTCCAAAGCCAAAGCCAATAATTCTTGCGATTTAGTAACGTCATTTGTACTTAAAGTCAGGCGACCCATAGCCGATCTAAGCTGTGTGTCCGAAACGCCTGTCGCAAGTTGCATTTTCGAAATGAATTCTTCGGTGGCTTTGACTTGTGCATTTGTAGCACCTGCCGCCTTTTCCAAAGTCTGGGCTAGGCGTGATTGTGCCTGCTCATCTTCTATTGCAGCTTTAACGCCATCTACGCCTAACTTAACCGCGTAGGCGGCAGCGGCAGCCGCAGCCGCAGCAAATGCAGCTTTAGCAGCTGCGCCAAATTTAGCGACGCCTTTTTCAAATGTACCTAGTTCCGCTTCGGCTTGATTTGTTCCTTGCTTTAAACCCGTTAAATCTGCGTCGAACGTAACCTTGACTTTTGGAATTGTTGCCATTAATCCACCTTATTCGACTTTATAACATCTTGTAACATTTGAGCATATTCACGCGCTACGACTGGAGCGTAATAATCAACCGCCGGATTAATCCAATAACCTGAACGATTACGACCGACTTTGAATCGATTTGTAAATGCTCGACCGATTGAATCGACGCCTTTACGTGATCCGTATTCTGTTCCCCAAAGTAACGCGCCCGCTGGAGCTTTTATTTGCTTTTTTGTTGCCCGGCTTTGATAAGGACGACCGACTTTTTTAGAACCGCCGACATCAACGCGTACTAATCTGTCGCGTTTTGGAACGATTGCGCTTACTAATAACTTTGTTTGTGGAGCAGGTGCGGCGAGTGCAAATTGCTGTAATTGTCCGGCTAAACGTGCGGATAATGGCAAAGCAGCAGCGCGGACTTTATCCGATTGCTCTTTATCCAACGAACGAAGGACGGAAATCAAATCCTTGAATTCTTTTGGATCGACGGTAATCGGAAACTTGCCCTGTGCGCTGCCGCCTAAACCTGCCACCGTTACCCCTTTGCTCCTTGCTCTAATATTTCGTATATTGTAAGGATAACTTCGTAGGAATCGATTGATTCCACGCTAATACCGGACGCTATTGCTAGTTCGTAGCGGATTCGTTCAAGGCTTCCGGCTGGGTAGCTTTTGGGTCTTCGTAATCACCGACTTCGACATTTTCAACCGTTAACTCCCATACGTCGTAAGGTTTTGTCGGTTTGCCTGCTGCCGCTCGAATGTAAGCGCAGTGCGCCAGGAAAAGAAAATCGGTCTGTTGGAACGATTCAATTCCTTTGATTGCATAAACGCTTTTCCCTGTTTTGCGTTCCCATTTACTCCACTCAGGCAAAGCCGCCAAATACTCAGCGGCTTCGCCATTTGTGTAAGTTACCTTCATATTTAGTTTTATCATTTTGTGCGCTCCTGATTGTTATTTTTTAGCTGAAGGTTTCGCTAGGTGTTCCGACTACTGTGAAGGTCAGCGAAACGGTTTGTGCGCCTGGTGCTGCGCCACCGATTGATGGGACTTCAGGTAGTACGTTGAAAGTGAACACCGCGCCTGTTGCGGCGGTAAGTGAACACGCTAGCGTGGTATTTGGAGCTGATTCCCAAGCAGTCCAAAGCGCCTCGCATAGCGAGCCACTCGCGCCCCAGTCGGAAAGCATTTCAAGCGCAAATGACCATTGATCATCGATGTGCTTGTAAGCCTTACCGTCTAAAGTCTGATAGGTGTCGATTGTTGCTGTGTTTGAAAGAATTGCGCTAGTCGCTTGAGCGTCGTAGCTAGTGGTCGCGATCGTCAAAGTCAGATCGCGTCCTGTAATGACGGTCGTCGGCACGGTTGTCTCCTTAGTTGGTTTGTGTGTAACGTGTTGATAATTGAATTTCAGCCACTAAAGACGAGCCATTACCGACTGTTCGCGGTCCGACCGAATTTACTGACCCAAGTTCATACCCTGACGGGATAACCGCCAGAATGCTAATAACCAGCTGCTCCAAGTTATCAAGTGCAGCTGCATTGTCGGCGTTTTGTACGCCGCAAGCAATAACAAAATTTAATTTTATCTTTGTCTGTGTTTTGCCAATTAAATCGATTTCCATATAAGGATCATCGGGAATTACTGCAACAAAAGGATTCGGCGGAAACTCCGGAAAATGGTCAAAGATATTCGCTGTAACACCTGCAAAGGCAGTCGCTAGCGGCTGACGGACGCTCGAAAGGATTGTGCTGGCAGGCATTAGTTGACCATAGTTTCGACATCGATATACGGAGCAAGTAAGCCAGTAACTCGTTGGAGCAATCCGCGTGATAAACGATATGGCTGGACTTGAAAATCTGCTCCATCAATAACACCGCCTACCGCTGTTCGTGATTGGTAAATTTCAGTAGATACCGCAAGTACCGCGTTTTCAACCGCTGGCGTGCTTGCGTAAAGTGATTCGGCGTTATACCCGGATAGATACGCCTTGCCTGCCGGAATGATTGCGCGCTTTTCAACGTCTGCATTTGTAATAGCGACGGTAAAGACGGTAGGCAGTAATTTATCGTCGGTAATAGTGAACGTGCCAGCGAAAGGAGCAGGCACGCCACTAATTACGACGGATTGTCCTTCGACAAAGTAATGCTCGCGGATTGTGTGGAAATACCCCACGTTATCCACTAATTCGTAAGCATTAATTCCTGAAGTGTTAGCGACTAACATTGGCAGGATTACCGCCTCAGCTGTGTCGATGTAACTTTCTAAAGTTGCGTCTGATACAAGGGCAGAACTAACGCCAAGCACCGAACGCAGTTGGCTTGCGGTAACGATATTTGGCATTAGTCTGTCCTTTCTGCTGGGCTTGCTCAGAAGCGGACAAGCCCATGACTGTTAATAAAGCGAATTACGCCTTATTGTTCTTAAATGCGCCCGCTGCAATCTTTGTTGCTATTGCTCCGTAGCCATAGAACATCAAAGAAATTTGACCAGACGCGATTACGTCTGCGCGTAGCTGATAAGTTGATCCTTCATACCAGGTATAAGCGTCCGGATTAACCATGATTAAGGTTCCGTCTGCGTCGCCTGAATTAAGTGATGGATCAACGTAGAAATCAAGTCCTGCAACGTTTCCACGAAGTGAAGTTGCGCTAACTGCGCCGCCTGCGTTCATTGGATTCTGCGCCATGTAAATCGGACGACCTGAATCGTTCAAAGTCATGATATTGCCCCATTGTCCTGTGCCACCAATTAACTTAGTAGCGTAAGGAACTGGAAGACCCTTTGTAGCATTGAATACTGAAGCTGCGCCACGTGAAACGAAACCAAGCAATTCTGTTGCAGTTGGGTAAGTTGTAGTGGTTGTGCTATCAGCGGTTGCACCTGAAACCAACGCTGCTGAAACTGCCGCGTTTGTTGCTGCTGCATATTGTGCAGCAAGGTTACGGACTAATTCATCGTAGAACATTGGTGAAGTGCGATCCATAAGCTCGACTGAAAATGTCTGTTGACCTGCATACTTCTTTACGTTCACGGTTACGAACGCAGCTGCCTGATCTGTTTCAGATGGTGTACCAGCTTCGCTTGTTTCTGCGACTGTTGGAAGTGTGGTGATCTTTGGAATTTCAAAGGTCATACCAGCGTCAGGCAAAGTGCCGCGTGAAATCGCGTCAATTGATGGACGAATGGTAGTTGCAAGACCATTGATAACGGTTGCTAATTGGCGTGTAGGTACTAAACCTGCGTTATCTGTGGTATCTGCCGCAGCTGCTACGTACTGACGAGCATTGTCGTCGCCTAGTGCTGCTTTGATTGTGTTTTCTAGGTATTTGCCTGGAGTGAACTCTAGGCGTGGCTTTGCGTAAGCAACGCCAGCTGTTGCGTTAACTGCTGCCGCTGTTACTGCGTGCGCTGCTTCTACCGAAACTTCGGTAGATACTGAATCGGTAGATTCGGACACGGTTTCTTCCTTTTCTGTTGGTGGTGTATCTGCTTCCGGTGTTGAAGCAGAATCTTCTTCATCTTCGCTTGCTGCGACTTCGCTAACGCGTGCTGAACGAATTGCAGGCTCGCTAACTAGCGCGACGCCTGTTAATTCGCCAGCGGTAACGCGCATGACGCCGGACTTCTTGTCGATTTTATAATCGCTGACTGCAAATTCAACGGATAAGCCATCGCGTAAACCTTCGCTTGCTTCGATTAGCGCGTCTGTTCCGGCTGTCGTGTTAACAATCTTAAAACTTGCATTAATGCTCATTCCGTCAGGTGCTAAGGACATTTCCATAGTCTTACCAATTCGACGGGTGCGATCGTGTTCAAGATTTAAAATGACCGGCTTTGGTTCGACTGAACCTTTAGCAAATACGACTTTTCCAGTCGAAGCATTTGCAGGCTCTTCAAATGCGACAATGCGTCCGGTAATTGTGCGCTCTGTCGAATCGGCAGCGGTGATATTAAGCGGTAGGTTGAGCTTCACTTATCAAGTCCTCTTCTTCGCGGATTTCATCGACGCTCATCGCGCCAATTCGATTTAGTATTTCGTACACTTGCGCGCGCTCTAATGGATTGCCACGCAAGAAATCATCTAAGTCAAATCTGACTTTTGTTCCGGCAGGTGTTATATCCGCAAAACTCATACGCTGTTCATAAGCGGTTAAATACGGACGTAATGAAAAGTCAACGAGATCGCGTCGCTGATTAACTGCATTTGTGTAAGTGTTTGACTGCGGATCAGCAGACGCGAACCATGCAGGTAAGCCCATAGCGCGACAAAGCTCTAACGCTAAGTATTGACGGGCTTCATTTAGCTGTAAAGATTTAGGGTCGTATCCAAGTGTTTCAATATCTACATCGCCATTTAAAATTGCAGTAGATGATTCGCGACGAGCCTTTGCCCATGCTTGACCCATTTGCTTTAATTTATCGGCAGTTAGACCAATCTTGTTTTTAATTACTGTTTGCGGAATTGGATTCATCGCAAAGTTATACGCAGACTTTTCTAATTGATGAGCTGCGCGAATTGTGCGACCTGCGCGGAACAATAATCCTTCATCTACGCCAGGAAAGACAATTAAATCTTCCGGTGCAATCGGCTTACCATCTACCCAATAACCAATCAATTCCGTACCATTAGCGTTTGTTTTTGTTGCAACGCGCTCAGGTGCAATTCGTTCCATATCTGCAACGCGTCCGGTATCGGCGTATCTTTTTAGGACACGTGCAAAAGCGAATGGGTGGAAAAGCATGTCTTCAATAATCCAGGCTTTAAATACAATTCCTGGAATGCGTTGATCGCTTTGATTAATAACGCGTGGCGTTGGAACGTAAGTATTTGTCGCTTCATTAATCCATTCAAGCGGTAACGACCCAATTGTTGAACAAATGATATTTCGCGCACGTGCAACTGTTGGAATCGCCATCGCTTGATCGCGTGTAGCTGATTGTCCAGCATTTACCGCGTAAAGTGTGTCGAAAGATTGAACCGGGATTGATTCGGCAGCTTCAATCGACGGACGTACCGAATGATCGATAGCAAGGAAATCGCGCAAAGCCATGCGACAATTTTCGCAGGGCTTATACGCCTACACGACTAAAATTTCAAGACCATGATTTGGGCGTGTCGCAAAGTGTGTCGCAAGTGCGGCGGCAACCGCGCTCGTCACGTTTACACCTGACGCACGACGTCCAATAACCCAGCCGCCATCGCCGATTACTAATCGAGCTGCTGAATTAACGCCTTGCGTAAATTCTTCCTGATTAGCATGGCGAAGACGTTTTGAAGTAACTGCGCCAAGTAATTCGTCGCAGGCTTGCGAATAGGAATTCCCGTCGATGTCTTGAATTGGAATTCCTGCCGGGACTAACCTAGCAGCTACCGCCGACGCTGTACGTTTCGAATAAGCCACGACTTCGCAAGGATATTTTCGCACGTAAGGCGCAAGGTCATTAGCGACCGCCAAATCGTCCACGCTTATCGGGTTATGCCAGGAATGCAGAAGTTTTACGAAGAAGCGGTCGTCGCTCATCTTTTGAGCCGCTACTAACGACGCATATTTACGATCCGGCGATAAATCGATACCGAACCAGGTTGGCTCGTCTTCTGATAGCTTCAAATCATCTTCGCCGCAGGCTATCCACTTTTCAGGCGGAATTGCTGCGCTTAGGTTGGTTACCCATTGGCAAAGGACTTCTGTTTTAAAGACCGACGGGTCGTCGTTCATCGCGTCGCGGATATTATCTGGGTGTACGGTTTTACCCAGCGATGGATTTGCTTGCGCCACGCCTTTCCAAAATTCTTTGGAATCGTCTATCTGATCGTAGCCGCTAGACCACTCCCACCAACCAATCGAATCGTTAGCACCTGCAATCGCCTTTAGCGCGCGATCACGTAGCTGATTTAAAACTAGGCTGTGTTGATCGCCAGCATTGGATAGCGTAATAATCATTGGATTTGGATTACTCATCGTCGTGTATCGCATAGACGCCCAAGTATCCAAGTCTTTTAATTCGCGAGCTTCGTCAATCCAAACCAAATCGGGCGCAGCAATACCACGCGCTGCCGACGCTCCAGCTCTTACCATGTAGCGGCAACCGTTTTTAAGTTCGATTTCTTCTGAGCCATGACGCCAACGGATTTTTTTAACCTGCTCCAGTAGTTGCTCGTTATCTTCGATAATCCCGACCAGCTGTCGAAAGGTTTCAAAGCTAGTGGTCAATCGGTGCGACGTACCAATTTGGAGCTTTAAGTTCCATTTAAACAATCCGGTCAGGATAACCGCAGCCATGAATGTCGTCTTACCTTGTTGGCGAGCGCAGATAAAGCCCGAAGTATTGTGCGCCCATCGTCCGTCCTTTTGGTATTTGAACATCTCGCCAGCTAGGTGAACCTGCCAATCCATAAGTTCCAGCCCGATTGACTTAGCAAATTCCACGACTTCATCGCCTTTTGATGGCAGTTTTAGCGTTTTAGTGGCGATACGCGGGGTTTTAGAGCCTTTTAAGCGGCTGGATATGGGTACTAAAACCGATTGCGTCCGTTCGTGTCCCGTTGGGGCGTTTACGGGGCTATTTGGGGCTTCTGCGTGGCTACTCATGGCTTTTTGAAACCGTTTCGGGAAAATTAAGATTGC